CGATGGCACAGATGAACTTCATTGGGAAGCTGGTGCGGGCCTGGGACTGGGAGACGGTGACAAACCAGTACCTCAACAGCAAGCAGAAGGGCGGGGCGATGGAGAAGACCCTTCGGGAAATCAGCGATGAGTTTGACAAACTTCGCCGAGAGGTCCGAAATGTCGAACGAGAGATAGCCCTGGATCAGGTTCAAAAAGACTACGAGGGCATCACCATTGAAGAGGCCACAGAGCTTCCAGAAGAGTCTTGGATCATGACCCAGGCCGGGAGGGCCTTTGACCTATCGAGGCTTGATCAGCCTCTGCTTGAGCGCTTTCACAAAGAGCTGCGCGTGGCCCAGGGGAAAAAGGCGAAGTTCATTCGAGAACGGAAGGGAGAGGTCCAGGATAAGCTCGATCAGGTGGATGACCTAGAGAAGTTGCTTGCCGAAAACCAAGATGGGGATGCCGTGATCTCTCTAGTTAATCCCTATACTCCGGAGTACTATACCCATCGGCAAGAGGTGCTCCAGGAGTTTGAAAACACAGTGCCCCATGCAGACGGTAAGGCGGAAATGCGGGCGGCAAAGCAAAAGCTGATCGAGGGACTTACGGAGGTCGATGATGCAATAGACATTCGGTATCTCGTTGAAGACCTAGAAGATGGCGGGGAGTTTTCCAGTCGGGAAGAGTACATCAGCCACCTCAAAGAAAAGTATGGAGAGAAGATTGGGAAGCAGGCCGCAGAGCAAGCACTGGCCGCTTGGGAGAAGTACCAAGAGGTTCGTCGGGCAAAGCTGGACAACGTGAACGCAGAGATTTTTTCCGGAACCGCCCAAAAGAAAGACGGGGAGACCGACGAGGAGTACCGAGAGAGACTCATGCAGCAGTTTGACGAGAGAAACAGTCCTCTTACCGCCCTTGAAGAATTCAGGCGTGGGGAAGTCCAAAATGCCTTCAACATGGGCCACCGGAATCTCCACTTCGTGGGAAAGCCCGATCACAAAGACAGCAAGTATTTTGACCGTCTTACGGAGGAGGAAAGACAAGCCGCTGATGCACTCCGTGACCTCTTTGCGGAGCTGATGGATGAGCTTCCGCAGCACCGAACGCGGGGAAAGCAAAACAACTTTCTTCCGGTGGTCCGGAAAGATTGGCGGGAGTTTATGATGAGTGACGGGATGAAGGCCGCTACCAGTGAGATCTGGTCGAACTTCACCGACGATTTCTTGAGCGCCGAAGACGTCGGCATTGAAAAGGGAGAGACCTATCCAGATGCCTTCCAAGGACTCACCGACAAGAAAAACCTTCCTGTCCGGTACCTCAGCGATGCCCGGATTGAGGAGGCCGAGCGGACCCCCGACATTCAGAAAATGACCGACCAGTTTCTCTCTATGGTCGCCGCCTACAAGTTTATGAAGGAGGTGCGCCCCACCGTAGAGATCATGGGCCGCGTGATCCACGAGATGACTGGAGAGGCGGAACCAGGGCTTACGAAGGGCACTAACGCCCAGCAAAACGTGATTAGGGAGTCCATGCGGCATACCCTGAACTCTCTGATGTTCGAGAGCGCCCGAAAGGAAGAGTTGAATCCGAATACCTTTGTCACGCAGGGAGGGATCATGGACAATGTGCGGGCCAACAGAGAAAGGCGAGAGATTCAGAAGGAGCACCAGGAGCTGAAAGAAAAGCTCGAACGCGGGGAAATCACGCAGTCCGAGTACGAAGAACAGGTCGAGGAACTGGACGAGCGCATGAAGGAACTCAGTGGACGGCGATTCTCCTTCATGCGGTTCGTGGAAAGCACCCTGGGACAACTGACGATGCTGCAAGGACTGGGGTGGAGTCCTTTATCCGGCCTGAACAACATGCTCTTTGGTCTCATGGCCAACTCCATTGAGGCTTCCAGTGGGCAATTCTTCGACGATGGGGATCTGGTAAATGCTTTTGGCACCTACTTGTCCGAATGGCGGGAGGGATCGCAGAAGATTCCCCACCTCATGCAGACGTTCAACATCTTCTTCGAGGTCTCCGAACTAGCGTTCGGGAAGAAGGCGCAGGAAAAGGGATCCCCGTTCATGCAGCGTCTTCTTGAGAATCCGATGCTCCTCATGAATGAGACAGAGACTTTCATTCAGGGCATCGCAATGGTGGCCTACCTTCACAGCCACAAAGTTCAGGTCACAGAGAACGGCCAGGACAAAGAGATCTCTATGTACGAGGCATTCAACGAGAAAGGCAAGTGGGACGAAGAGCGCTTCGGTAAGAATCCGGAGTTTCAAAGCCTAGACGGAGAGCGGGAGATCGACCGCCATGGCCTTCGCATTGTCCAGCTTATCAAGCGCATCCACGGCAACTTTGACACCTCCTCCCCCATGAATTTGAAGTGGACGGCGCTAGGAAGAATGGCGTCAATGTTCAAGACGTGGGTGTTTGAGGGATTCAGCTACCGCTTCGGCAAAGAGCAGTACGACAGCCACCTCGAAGAGTACGTCAAGGGAACTTATCGGTCCTCGTGGCAGCTTTTCCTGGACAAAGACGTGGGGATCAGCGAAGCTATGCAGGTTTACCGGGCCAATGACCCGGAGGCAAAGGCCAAAGAACTGGGGGTCGATCCCACCGATGCCTTCAACCTTCGCCGCGCCCTTCGTGAACTGAAGTTTTGGGCAATGACGAGCATGGCAATGCTCGTGATGCAGGCCGCTTTCTTTGGAGAAGACGATGAAGAAGAATACAAGCCTGCCCTCCGCACGATGCACAACCTTCTCTTTCGTCTAAACCAGGACACCACCTTTTACCTCACGCCGGGAACGGGAATCGAACTTCTCAACGAGCCTTTTCCGGCGATGGCAACGGCAATAGACTTAGGGAAGGCCGTCAAGTCCACCGGAGGTCTCCTTACCGATCCTCAGTCTGCAAGCAACGTCCGGGATCAGTGGATGAAGCAAGCACCGCTGTTTAGCTCCATGTACAGCCTCCAGTGGATGTCCGAAAACTCCATTTCGGAGATCGAGTAGCGACAGTGAGCATAGATACACGTTAAAAAGGGGGCGACAGCTCCCTTTCACAGAAGCTGCCGCCCCCAGAGGGACAGCAAATCACCGCTATCTCATAGTTGCCGTAAGTCTACGGCCTACAGAGCTACCCCATCGGGCCACCGGACATCGAGACTTGCTCTTCCCGTCCGTTCTCCTCTTCCTCGTAGTCCTTGTCGTCGAAGAACTCGTCATCGATGGCCTTCTCCGTCTCTTCGGGCGTGGAGGGACTGTCCTCCTCGTTCATCGAGTCCTCGTTGACGGTGTCTTCGTCGGTGCTCTCCTCGTCGGTGTTCTGGAGGTACTCCCCGTTCACGCGCTTCCGAATGGTCACGGTGTAGTTCTCGTCCTCCTGCTTCGTGGACCGGACGATCACGTTCTCCTTCTCGAAGGTCCGGTAGAAGAAGTTGCGAAGGCTCTCCACCGTGCTCTTCTCCACGTCACGGATGATGAGGCTCTCGTCGTTCCCACGGGCCTCTTTCCACTGTTCGGCCACGGGGGCGTACTTCGAACTCATGTTGGTGGTCTTCTCGACCTCCATCGCTTCTTCGGTGGAGGCCTGTTCGATGTCGAGTCCAAGGTCGGAGTTATCCATTACTGGTTGTACTGTCTTAGTTCAGGAAAAGTGAATGAGGGTCGCCAGCGTCTACGAAAGCTGTAGAAGTCGCTTGACCATCGTCGGCACTTCGTCGTTGAGAAGCTCTTGGTATGCCTTCCAGATCTTCGGTGATCTGAAAAACAATGCTTCATCCCGGCTTCTCCGTGGATCTGTTAGCATCGGCAGACCAAAAACTTCAGTGATCTTTGGGGCCTTGTCGACGGCCCCATTGAAGGTCTCCTTCAAGTCCGCCATGACGTCAGGGTGAACGCCGATTCCGTAGATCGCCTCGAAGTATCCCTTGCAGAAGATTGCGTCCTTCAGCTCCTTCGTCATCGAATACTCCGAAGGGCACGTCATCTGGAAGATGGAGTCGGTATCAGTGCCCCCATTGATAATCCGGTCATAGATCTCCTCCCGGACTTTTCGGTGGTACTTCTCCAGCCACTCTTCTCTCAACGAGGCAATATCGTCGGAGAACTCCTCGTTTACAAGGTGGGAGGAATCAACCCTCACCTCCTTTGGCTTGAGGGCCCGATCCTTATAGTTTTCAGGAATCGGCTTGTAGCTCGTCTTTTCCATAGGACCTGCCGTTACTTCATGTTAGACATCGCTTTTGGCGGATAGTGGTGGAGGTGCCGAGAGTCGAACTCGGGTCCAGAAGCCCGTCACTCCGTCCATTGATCACGACCATACTCAATGTGGTTTTTTACTTGGGCCGGACCTTGAGTAGGGTACTCCAAGTCACGTTTCTCTACCCTGTACGTGAAGAACTCGGGGATCGACCGATAAATGTCACTCCAGCACTCGACCTTACACCTTCTCCCATCACGGAGCAGAGCCCCTACTTAGGAGCGAGCAAGGCCGATTGTCTATCGGTGTCAAGGCTGGAATGGAGGGTAGGTTGGGCAACGCCCAGCCTACTGGACTACCCCAGAACGGCCAGGGCATCCTGCTCTTCCGCGAAGACCTCTTCGGTCTCCGCAAGACGGTCCATGGCCTCATCGGCGATGGAGGCCGTCTCATCCTCGAAGTTGACAAGAGTGCCAACTATGGTTCCTCACACTGAGATTTAAGAGGGTCTGTAAGGCGTGCTCTGGTCGTGGAAGGAGATCAGTTGGCTTCTGTCGAAACCGTGTCACCCCCAGTGTTCAGGCCTCACTCTCACGATGGAGGGTTGCCTTGTCGCAACTGCGGTGCGATTGAGAGGCTGTGGAGAGTGGATTCGAACCACTGTCTTTCCGGGTAACAGCCGGACGTTCTGCCACTGAACTACTCCACAGGATCCCCAGATGTCGCTCTGGGGAAGCGAAAGCGTTGTATTGACGCTTTAACTGTCCGTTTTCAAGTCTGGCTGAAAAACAGCCATCATGGCGCGTCCATTGTAGATGGAAAGAATGATGCATGAACGGTCCATGAAAGGACTTGAAGAGTCGTCCTTATTCTGGTGGGGACTATCTTCCTTTTCTTCCTTGAAGGCCTCGATTTCTTCTTCTACCTCCTGGACAGGCTTTTCGGAGTCCCCATTTTCGGAAATGTGACGGGGAACCTCTTCTTCACCCTCGTCTTGCTCTTTCCACTCTTCCCAGTCGATCTTCTTGTTCTTCACAGCGTTGGTAAAGCACGCCTCCTCCCTACCCTCGCTGTTTGTCGAAAGCTCATGAGTCAGCTCCTTGATGACTCGTTCTTTCAGGTCGTCGATGTCGTCGGGAGCAAACTCAATGATCTTGTCGAGAAACTCATCGAGCCCCTCTTCTTTCAGAGGGCGAGTTCCCACCTTGGGTCCGTAGTTCCAAATGTGGTTGACAAGGGCTCTGTTGAGATCAATGTAGACCTCGCCACTTTCCTCATTGATGAACCCGGTGGCGTAGTGCTGAGACTCCTCCATCCATGTGTCCAGGGTCCGCTTGGGAATGCCCGTCATATTTTCTATACGACGGGTGCTCATGAATTTTCTTTTCTCCGTGGTCGCTTCTGACATGGTGACTATAAATACGATTCAGAGGCTTCGATAAACGGATCCCTATCCTGGGAGAGGTAATTCGGGCCCACCTTCCGCTGATGCTCCAGAAGACTGGTTTTGAGAAAGCTCAGTATTCTGGCGTGATCATCGGTATGGACCCGGAACTGGGACTGCATCCGGAAGTCGGGAACGTTGCCGAGCATCGGCCTCACCGGAAGAGCGGTTCCATGGCGGTCGTGATCTTCGCGGTGAACCTCGACGGCAAGACTGTAATGGCCGTACTTGCAGGCCGTGGTCACAAAACGCCGCGCGGACCCCGAAAGAAAAATCCCAAGTTCCCCCTTCCTCCCGTTGATGCGATAGAGACGCCGATCCTTCAGGGGATAGTTCATTAGTTCTGTTGGGGCTTTTGGCTACTGGTCGCGGCCTCAACGATGCTCTCCTCGAAGTCCTCAAAGTTGTCGAGCACTTCCTGGAGGTCAGTCCGGTCAACGACGGAGTTCTCTTCTTCGGCCTGCTCCTTGATTGCGTCGATGACCAGTTGTTGAGCGGTCTCGATCGGCACCCCCAGGTACTTCACTTCGTCGAGTTCCACAATGGCGTCTTCCTGGTAGGCGTCGTAGGCCAAAGCCCCGATCACTTCGATGAACACCGCTTTGTCCTCCATACGGACAAAAGACATGCATCGACCGAGTGCCGGAAATTCGACAGGGACGACCATGTAGGGGTGGTCCTTCGGAGCGGATTCAAGAAGCTCGTCGTCTATTTGGGGTTCCTGCTGTTGGCTCATAAAAGGTGATTGCTGGTTGTGACTTTAGCGCGTTGGTTAGGGTACTGACTGTGAATGAGAAAGTCAAGCGTCCTCTGACTCCAACTCTCGATACTCGTGTACGATTTGCTCGACATTTTCCTCGATAGAACGGAGAAACCTCTTCGATGCATTCAGCTCCTCGAAGAAGTCGGTCTTCCGCATCATTTTCAGGAGGGCGAGAATATCGCTGTCGTCAGAGTTGATCCAGTTCTTCGAACGGTCTGTGAGGATCTCTAAGGCACGTTCGGGGAGAGAGTCCCCCAGGATCTGCCCTCCTTCGCTTTCCTCCCTCTGCTCCCGGTCTCGCTCTACAGCTTGCTGCATCGTGCCCTCCAGCGCCTCAACGAGTGCGCTTTTCGAACCCTCATCGATGTTAAGCTGACCGGCGAACTTCTCGATCTTGGTGGATGGTGTGTAGCGACCATCCTCAAAGATGTCGCTCAGGGTGAGACTCATCGGTTTTCGCTGGTTGTGGATAATTTAATGACAGGCGGAACCCCTCCAATAGTGCTTGCTACAATGAAAACAAGAGAGAGGTGTTTTGATGACGGGCTGTGATAAACGATTACTCAGCCCATTGGGAGATTGAGAGAGAAAAATTCATAGGTCCCCGTCAGTCTGGTTCTGGCGGGGACCTTTTTTGCATTGATGCCGCCTCCCTCCTATCTTGGTTCTAACGTCTATATGGTAGCAGCTAGAACCTAAGATGAATACCCTCTCTCTCCTCAATCAAAAGGGCGGGACCGGAAAGACGACCTCCGTGGTCAGTCTCGCCGACCTCTGGGCACGTGAGTACGATGTCCTCGCCGTAGACATGGACCCCCAGGCGAGCCTGTCTCGATGGATAGCCTCGCCTCAGAGCCGATGTATGTCGTTTCTGAGCGGTGATATGAGCGCCCCCGATTCTGCGGTGGGTACAGAATGGGGATTTGACGTAGTGCCTTCCGATCGTTCTCTGGCAAGTCTGGAGAACAGGCCGGTAAAGAAGATTGTCCAGAGGCTTGAGGAGCTTCTGAGCACCGCTGAGAAGACGTACGATGTATGCCTTATCGATCCCCCTCCCTCGACGGGCTTCCTTGTCGTGGCCTCTCTCGTCGTCTCAGACGCCGTAATAGCACCAGTCCAGACGGGACAGGGGGCCATCGACGGTCTCACCGACACTATTCGTCTAATCGAAAACCTGGAAAGCCGCTTTGAGGGAGCCTTCGCGTGCAAGGTCGACCTTCGCACGGTCAACGATAGAGAGATGCCGGGAATCCTAAAGGAGAACTTCGGAAGTCAGGCCTTCGACACTTTCATCCGGAATACCGTACAGGTAAAGGAGGCAGAAGCGGAAGGAACGCCACCTCCCTCCTACTCTCCCGATGCTACGGCCACTGAAGACTACGAGTCTCTTGCAAACGAAATCCAAGAACGGCTATGAGCAAAGAGTCAAAGATGAGCGTCGACTTCGATCAGGACTCCGGATATGATCTGGGAAGCGTCAAGGAGGGTTTAGACAGCTTCGAGGATCGAAACCGGATTTCCTACGCGACCAACCTAAACGCGGGCCTGAAAGAGAAGCTAAAGACCATCAGCCACGCCGAAGATGTCTCTATGGCTGACTTGGTTAATCATGCCCTCAAGAGTCTGGTGGAGGACCTCGAAGAAGAAAACGGAGAGTACGAGGTGCCTGATGTGTTCAAGGTTCAAGATTCTTGAATATATATGCCTCGCGTGTGCGTGTGCCCGCTTTACTCCATTACCTTTTATTAGAACATTACCCTATTATAGAGCCTCGCAAGTTTTTGAAACCCAAGAGTTTATCCAGTCCACTTGTTAAAGAATGCGGGCCAATTGTTAGACAATGCTGGTGAATTGTTAAAGAATGCGGGTCTGACTTTAAAGGAATGCGGGCCGAACTGTTAGAGAATGCGGGTTTGGGGAGTTAACTGTTAGAAAATGCTGGTTCACTGGGCGTCAACGGATGCATATCGGATCTACGGACCGCTAATACCCTCCGCCACTACCATTCTCTAACAACTGCTGTCTATCGCCATGAAAGGTCAGATGATCGTCAAGGCCAACAAGCTCGTGCAGGCGAAGATGCCACTCACGAAGCTGGAACACCGGGTGTTGGCGATGCTCATTTCCCAGCTTGACAAGGGCGATCAGGAGTTCGAGTTTCAGAAGCTCCCGATCAAAGACCTCCAGACGGTGTCCGAAAAGCAAAGCTCTGGGCGTCTGTACCAGAGAGCAGAAGAGATTTGCGATCAGTTACTGGACAAAAAGCTGAAAATCAAACACGAGACCGAAGACGGAAGAAGGGTCTACGACGGCATCAACCTGATGGCGAGGTGCAAGTACATCGAGGGCGACGGCCACATCAAGGCAAAGTTCAACGAGGAGATGAAGCCCTACCTCCTTCAACTCAAGCGGAGGTTTACGATGTACGACGCCGGGTACTACGTTCCTCTCCAGTCTGCCCACTCAATGCGGATCTACGAGCTTCTCAAGATGCGGGAGGACATTTCTGTGCTCCGCATAAGCGTCGAAGAGTTACGAGAGATCCTTGGGCTGGAAGGCAAATACGAATACTTCTCTCACCTGGAGCACCACGTCATTCAGAAGGCGCAGGAGGAGGTGGCAGGCAAGACCGACATCTCCTTCACCTACGACAAGGAGAAAGAGGGGCGGTCTGTTAAGCGCCTTCGGTTTTTCATTCACTCCGATAAGGAGAAACCGGAATCCCCAACAAAAATCGAGGACCGGACAGAGGCCCCCGAAGTAGACGTAACCAGCATGTTCATGTCCGACCTCTCACAGGAGGAAATCGACAGCCTCGATTCAGAGACCATCGATTCCCTCCATGAGAAGGCCGTCGAGAAGGCCAAAAGGCAAAATCCAAATCAGTCTGGAACTGTGATTCAAGCGGAAGCCTACAGGCACATGAAGTCGATGTATCAAGATTCTTGAAGCAAGGTTCTTGCTTCTAAGACGCAGAAATCGAGTGTTTCCCTTCGAAGGTCTCTTCCAGCGTCTTCGTCACCTTGATAACCGAAAGTTGATCTCCTCTCTCTTCGGATACCTTTTCGGCGTGTTGTACGGCTTTTTCCTTGGCCTCTTTCTCCGGCAAGTTCTCATCCACGAAGACCGTGGTCTCAATGGTATGTGACCATTGGTTGCTTGCCGTATAGTTGCGGACTTCAAAGAACTCTCGTGATCTGCTCATAGTGGGTTACGGCGGATTATGAGACGTGCTCTCTTCGGTACTCTCTACTGTCTTGAAGGTCCTGTCGAGCATCTGTCCGCCCAAGCGCCCTGTTGATTTCATCGCCCGTGAAGAGCCATTTCTTTTCGATCGTATAGCTGTCCGGCCCAACGATTTCTTGAACGAATACTTTTTCAGGGTTTTCTACGTGTTCGAGGATCCGGACCTGCCTGTTGTGAACAATGTCGTAGAGAACCTCTCCGACATCGAAGGTTGCGTGGTTCATAGGTCAGTCTGTGTCCGTTCGCATGTACTTGATAGTGTCTTTCACGTCCCCCAGAGTCTCCCCCGGAAGGAGGGCTGCTTCCAAGGCAGAGAGAGCCAGATTCCATCCTGCTTCGATGGCTGGTCGTGCTCCCTCTGCATACTCGGAATCACTGAATGCTTCGTCGAAACTCTTCATGGCTGAAGGGTCGAATCAGTTGTCGTGGATAGCGAGCTGTGGAGGCCCTTCTCCCTCCTCCGAAAGTGTTCGCCGGCGGGGAAAGGATAGGTTCACCTGCATGGGGTACGGAAGGTCATCGTGAGGGTCTTCATGCTCGTGGTGTTGGAGAATGTAGTCGAGGCTTGTGATGACCTCGAAGAGTCCATTCCCCTCGATCAGTTCGAGAAGGGCTCCTCGAATGGTGGCGTCTTCCGTTAGGTGCTTGCTCATATCGTTTGCTGGTTGGGTGTTGGTATTGATTGATTAGTCGTTTCCGAAGTACTCATTTAGTTGAAACTCCACCTCCTCCATCAGGGTCTCCATGACGTTCTCCGATCGAAGGCGCTCTTCCACGAAGACTCGAAGATCGACGTCTGCCATCCCGGATAAATCGATGCCTCTCTCTTCCATTCGAGAACGGATGTTGTCCACCGAGAGGTCAATCACCGGATCGTGAAAGCGGTCTGCCTGACGATTGAGCATCGTCACTATTTTCGAGATGGTCTCCCCCTCTATCTCGTCTTTAAATCGAGCAAGGGTCCTCACGTGCTCGGTGTTGTCATCGACCAAAGACAGGTACCGGGAGGACGGACCCATGTGGTCAATGAGCGTGAACTGGTAGCGGTGAGACTGAATCAGGTCCTTGAGAGATCTGTCGTCCATCATGATATACGGATTTTGGCCTTTTCGATATTGAGAATGAGGTTGCAGTCCTTCCCCGCCTCCAAGATCACCTCGTCCTCCTCCCCATTTTTCCGAAGGTTCTCTTCGTTGATGGGGACGGGGCCGCTGTCTCCGGAGTCACCTCCGTCGATGAAGTCTTCGAGTTGACCAAGAAAGTCATCCAGCGCTTTCCGGACGATTTTGGCCTGTGTCTTGTTGATCGTGTGGGCGATTCTTGCCAACCGATCCTTTTGGGACTGCTCAATGTTGACGCCTATGGAGGTCGGGCGGTCCAGGCTTTCCTTTCCGTTGGAGTACTGCTGGGTGCTAACGCAATTGTTCATGTTAGAAGAAAGGTCGCATAGAAAGGCTGTAGTGAGTGAAATATACAGTGATGTTTTGGGGATGTAGCGTGGGAATGAGAGACCCAGGAAAGCCCTTCAAATCGAAAGACTTTCCTGCGGCCTCCCGGCCACAGGGAAGGTACTTAGCTTCTATGTTCTATCTTCTGGATGTGCCCCTAATACTTACCGAAGACCAACGGTAAACGCAAGCACGTCTGCGTGCCGCTGTTTCCATTCGGGAAGAGGGCGTCTGCCAAAGGATGCCTGGATGTATACATCACTGGGAAGCTCTCGACTTAGATACACAATTCCGGCCTCATCTTGCGGACCTCCAGTTTGCATCCAGGTTCCTACGGTCCAGCGTTTCCACTGGTACCGGAGTTCTCCGATGACTGAGGGCCATGGAAGGGTGACGCTTTTCCACCGGAGCAGCGGCCCACGTGCTGAAAGCTCAACGCCATGCAGTTGGACTTGAAGATAGGGGCGAACCCCATCCCAATACCCGAGAGCGGGACACGAGGCCCCAGGGGGATTATCCGGCACCGATTTTCCTGTGCATCCCTTGCGACCAGTTTCCCAGTCTTTCGGAAACCAGGGATGGCGATTTTCTCGGCCCCGGTGTCTCCACACGTGATGGGCAGATCGACGATCTACCTGTGCTCCCAGGATGAGTGTTCGAGGCTTTTGCCCCAGACGCATCCCTAAAAGCACAGATTGTCTCCTGCTGTAGGCCCGCCCAGACTCGGCGTTGAAGATTGCGCTTTGAATCTTTGAGTCACACGCTCCCCAACGCCGAACCTGAAGCCGGGCCCGCATGATGGCCGGGCCCCAGGTGCCTTGTAGTCTTCCTTCGGCGGTCATCGAGTGCTGGTAGCAGTGATGAGCTTCGCTCCATGCGGAGACGTTTACCTTGCCTTCGGGGCGTAGGGTTTGCCCTTGGGCAACGCTCGTTAGAAACCACAGGAGGAGCCCTATCACGAGGGCAACTACGCCATACCGATACGTGTTTGAGAGAGAGTCAATCATCATGATTCTAGGTTCTATATTCTATCCGCCGCATCCGGTATCCTCACCGCATGTCGGGCACACGAAGCATGTGCCGTCCTGCCGCATGATGCTGCCGCAGTTCTCACAGACTCTCTCAGCAAACTCGTCGAGGGTCTCTCCGACATGCTCTTCGTCTACCTCATCGGAGGTTTCCGAGGACTGTGTCACCTGCGGCTTGGAGAAGTCTACAGGCTCGGCCTCTACAGCGTCCTCCTGTAGAAACTCCTGTTCGAGGAACTTCGCCACGTAGTCCACGATGGAGGTTGCGGACTGGATGTCGTCTCCCGTAAAGCCGGAAGGCTCGAACCTCTGATTCTTGAACTTCTCCACCAGATCCTCCAGAGGCACGCCGTATTGCAGGGCTAGGGAGATGGACGTGGCAAAGCTGTCCATCACCCCTGCAAGCGTAGAGCCTTCCTTCGAGACGGTGATAAACACCTCTCCAGGATCCTTCGTGTCCGGATAGAGGCCGACGTGGATGTAGCCTTCGGTCCCACCGACCTGAAACTTTCGCCGGATGGACGGGGCCTGATCAGGCAGCTTCTGGCGATTGGTTTCCTGACCACAGATGCTGTCGGACACCGTGAAGTCGATGGCCTCCAGAACGTCCTTGACGGTGGTCTCCCCGTCATTAAGGAAGTCCTGGATGGTCTTGATCGCAGCCTCGTATTCGATGGTACCCATCCCAATCTTGAGCTGGTCGATGACGTCGAGGGGGCCAACCTTCTTGTCATCTAAGGCGGACTCAATCACTTCAATGGCCGCTGCGTACTCCACCTGTTCTCCCAGCGCTTCTTCGAACGCTGTCTGATCTTCCTCCGGTTCTTCGGATTCTTCAGAGCCATCCGTGGTGTTGACAGGCTGAGAATCTTTAGATCCATCGCGGTAGATGGCGAGGGCCTTGAGACCAAGACGCCATCCACGAAGATAGGCGTCTTCCACGTCCTTCACAGTGGCGTTCTCTGGAAGGTTGACCGTCTTGGAGATTGCTCCACTGACAAAGGGCTGGACCGCCGCCATCATGTCAATGTGGCCTTTCGGATCGATGGAATGATCTCCCTGGGACATGGCGGTATCGAAGACCTCCATCTCTTCGTCGGTCAGAGACTGATACCCGTTTTCCGCAAGGACTTCGTTCACCCCTTCGATGGTATCGTTGGACTTGACGTACTCCTCAACGAGCGTGGCTGCGTCTGGATCATATCCCAGGGCAAGAATGGCCTCTCCCACACAGTCGTTGACGATCTTAATCATCGAGTCCTCAGACCCCGCAAGAGCTTTGTACTGCACGAGGGCCGGGGAAGGCTCGATGCCTGTGGTGGTGCATCCCATGTAGAATGAGATGGTACCCGTAGGGGCGATCACCGTGGCCTGAGAGTTTCGGTATCCGTGCTTGTCGCCTCTTCTGTACATCTCTCCGGCCAACTTCTTGGCGTACAGCATAAGTTCGCTTGCGTCTTCACACGGAAGGTCGTCCTCTTCGGTGATGGCCGACAGGTACTCGTGACTTCCGTGAACCAGATCAGCAAGGACGTTCATGTGCTGAGTCATCACCTCTACAAAGTCCTCCTCGTTCTTCTCATACTTCGAGAAGGGCTCCAGGGCCTTCGCCATCTTCGTGCTCCGGTTGTAGGCCGCAAAGTGAATGATGCTTTGCAGTCCCGCAGCAATGGCCCGGCCTTCGTTGGAGTCGTAGGCAATCCCCTTCTGCATGAGGGTGGCCCCGAGGTTGGCAAAGCCGAGTCCGAGAGGACGAAAGTCCTCCGACATCTCTGCGATGTCCTCACTTGGATACCCCGCGATGTCACAGAGAATGTCCTGGGCGGTGAACATGATTTCCGCCGTTCCCTGGAGGCGTTTCGGATCCCACCCATCTCCCGTCTCCATCTTTCGAAGGTTGATGGAGGCAAGGTTGCAGGCGGTGTTGTCCAGGAAGAGGAACTCGGAGCAAGGGTTAGACCCGTTGATTCGACCGCTCTGTGGACACGTGTGCCACCGTTGAATGGCCCCGTCATACTGAATGCCGGGGTCGCCGCACTGGTGGGTGTTTCGGGCAATCTCTCGAAGAAGCTGGTAGGGCTCGTAGGAGCCAAGCACACGTCCATCAGTGACCGCCTTGGTCTTGTAGGCCGTTCCCTGCGGGGGTTCTTCTCCGCTGTCGATGGTCTCGAAGAACTCATCGTCAATCCGGACGCTTTGGTTTACGTCTTGGAAGTCGACGGTCTGGTAGGCTTCTCCGTTGAACGAAGGATCATATCCATCCTTGATGAGGGAGTGGGCCTTCTTTTCCTCGTCTCTCTTCACATTGACAAAGTCCCACACATCCGGATGATCGGCGCGGAGGATCTGCATGATGGCCGCACGGCGTGTCTTTCCGCCGCTCTTGATCGTGGCCCCGGTAGCGTCCTGGACCCGCATAAAGGGAACAGGTCCGGATGCAGTGCCTCCTCCACTGACCCTCTCTTTGGAGGACCGAAGGCTGGACCAGTCGGCCCCTACTCCGGACCCAAACTTGAACAGGCGTGCAGACTCTTTCATCGTGTCCCAGATGGCGTCGATGTCATCTTCCATCTCGACGATGAAGCAGGCCGCCGCCTGTGGAAAGACGTAGGGATCCACCTCTTCGACGGGCTCCTCCGGGCTGTTCTTGTTGAACAGAAGGTTCTGCTCGTCTCCCTCCTTCACGCCGTAGGTTTGGCCGAGCCCCACGTTGAACCAGACGGGGCTGTTAAAGGCCGCGTGCTGGTGGAGAAGAAGCCATTTCAAGTCCATGAGGAAGTGACCCTTGTCGTCGAGGGTGCGGAAGTAGCCGCGCTTGTAACCCTCTTCGGCAATGGTGTCTGCCACTCGATCTACGAGCTGTTTCAGGCGGTACTCCCTCTTTCCTTCCGCTGGGCTTCCGTTTTCTGCATCGAGATCCCCGAAGAAATACTTCGAGGCCACGATATTGACGGACTGCTGCGACCAGGATTCCGGAAAGACCACGGACTTCTGCTCGAAGACGGTCTCTCCGGTTTTCGGGTTTTCAATGAGTGCGTCGTATGTCGTCCACTCTACCGTCTCATAAGGATGTGTGCCATGAGGGCAGAATCGACGTGTATGTTCTAATCCTCGTTGTGCCATAGATTTCAATCCATGCTGGTTGATATAGATGGTGAAAGGGCCCGCTTAGGATTCCAGAACCTCTCGCTCCTGGTCCGTATCGCGGTTTAGAGCATCCTCCTGGTTGAAGTCTTCGGGGAACCGCTCTTCGAGCTTCTCAATGTTGGTTTTCATCACTTCGAGAAGGTCTACGCCGATGGCATCGGCAAGCCGAGCCACGTAGTATAGAAGATCCCCGATCTCCTCAGAGACATTTACAAGGTCAATGTCGTTTCCCATAAAGCGAGCAGAGACAGCTTCGAGGATTTCACCGGCTTCGGTGGCTATCCCCAGGGCTGCGTGGAGGATGTACTTTTGCTTCTTGCTCTTGAAACAGTTGGAGAGAAGGTAGTCCCGGCACTCCTTTCGGCTGGTCTTTTCGTCTCCGTAGAAGAGGGCCTTCTTTGCGTCGTCCAGACTGCTGTCTAGACGGTCGGCCACTTCTTCCATATCGACGGCCAGAGCGCGGCCTTCCAGCAGATACTCGTGGAACTCGTTGCTCCAGGTGCGGGCAGTGGCCTCTACGTAGTCGGATACAGAGCTAATCTCGTCGCTAATCATGAAAAGGCTGGTTGTGAATAATAAGTTGACAGTAAGGGGGTTTGTCGGGGCGGCTTGAACTTCCAGGGAGCGGCCCCTATATAGAAAAGTCCAATAGTCGCTTCTTTGCTGGTTGTGACTGTTGGTAAAGGGACTGGACAGGGAAGGGCCCATCAAACGGCCCTTCCCTTCCAGTATTTTTGCACCCTCTGACCGCTTCCAGACGGTCTTACTCCGTTGAGTGAACCTGCTGGACCCGCTCTTCGAGGATCTTCTTCCGGTCCTCCTGCACGTCGCTCAGGTCCTCCTCCTCTTCCAGGTCCTCAAGTGCCTCATCGTAGTCGAAGTCGTCCTCCAACCGATGGGTAGACACCTGAACGGCCTCGATCTCCTCCCAGGAGCCGTCGTCATTCCTCTTCATGGTCGCGTAGGGAAAGTAGCGGCAGAACCGCACCTTGCTGTGATCCCGGTCTGGTAGCGCCACAATATCCCGTGGGCTGACTACGCAGGCAAGGATCACGTCCATGTTGGAGCCGAAGGACTCGACGTACTTGTGACTGCCGACGTGAAGGCCCTGAGAGCAGGCGACCTCGCTGTTGGGATCGCATTCCTCACGGGGCATGGAGATCATCTCTCCAAGGTCGATCTCGTTGCCGTACTCGCCCCCGTCATACCAGGGCTCGAACTGGGCATCCGACGCCTCCACGATGAGCGTGTACATCTCGGCAAGAGTGCCGTGATACTCAATCTCGGTGGTATCGGGCGTCGGTTCCACGAGGTCTGGGCGAGCCCTTGCCAGATCTTCGGCCATGCGGTCACCCATCTTTGTGTCCTCAAGGCTCTGCAAGAGGACAGAACGTCCATCCCTGGTAACGGAGACCTTATCGATGCCCTGAAACTCGTAGTCGTTGATCACGCCCTCATGCTTCATGACGGGAAGCAGGGTTCGGGGGTCATCCTTGAAGTCCCCAAGAACGACATCCAGCGGGCACATCACCTCTTCACGAAGGGCATCCCGAATTTGGGGAAGGGGATGGGTACCTAAACCTTCATCTCGGAGACTAGCTACCGTGTACTCGGTACCCTGAAAGTAAACGGTATAGCTGGTGAGGCTCTCAACCACATCCCGAGCTGCCGCCTCTTCGAGAAGGTTGGTCACTGAAAGATCCCCGACGTTGAGAAAGTCAACAGCGTCGTCTCCACCGGGAAGATCGGTGGAGCTGGCCTCTTCTTCAACGATGGCGTACTCCCCGTCCTCGTCCTCGACGACGAAGACATCTTCGGGGGCCTCTTTCGAGCGCATCATCTGATGCTTGAGGTACTCCTGTCCGACAAACTCGACAAAGTCGTTGTCCAGGTCGGCGTGAGGATTGCGGTCAACGGCCTTGTACAGGATGACGTAGCCCTCATCCGTAATTGTGAGGCCGAAGTCCCGCACGTATTCGAAGAAGTCCTCCCGCGCCTTCTCGTTGGGATTCAGTTGCAGGCGCTTCCAGAACTCCTTGAAGGGATCGGTGGACAGGTCCTGGTCGTGGTGATCCTTGATCAGACTCACCATGCCTTCGCCCAGGGGCTGATTGAACCCTTCCAGGTACAGGTTGCCCATGTTGTCCCGCTCCAGATCCCCCATCACCACCTCCCGATAGTGAGGATCAAGCAGGTTGCGAAGGCGCTCGCGGTATTCTTCGGTGTCCTTTTTCCGGAGCTGCTGCGCCGCCGCATAGATCTCATCGGCATTCTCGGTCTTGAGGTAATGGTTTCCCTCGAAAATGACCTTCACGGACCCTCCGGAGGTCCGCATTGCAAAGACGTTAGAATTATCCATTTGATGTTTGCTGGTTGTGATTCTGATGGTAACGATAAGTAAGGAGAGGATGGCTCTCGCTTTTGCTTTCGATGTAGGACTGAATCTCCTCATCGAAATTAGCGTGACTGGGCATATTCTTCTTTGCCCGATACCGATTCAAAGCCTTAAAGAGGGGATACTTGAGAATCCATCCTTTCAGCTCTTTCGCCATCCGTAGGTATCGGTGGTCAACGTATTTGTCGGTGTTAATCTCATTCTGAATCCACTTGGCCAGTCGTCCTCCCGTATTGTTTAGCTCGGAATTAAGCGTCTCCGAAAGCTCGTCCACTCGGGGAAACATTTTCGCTAGACCATCGGGGATTCTAGATGGATTGACGATGTTGTTGACCTGCTCCTTCGTATACTTGCGGCGAAGGAAGCCCCAGTAGTGGTCCCACACGTTGTCGATAAAAATGCTGCTGTCCAGGGCTTCGAAGTGCTCGACCCTGGATTTGGCAATTTTCAGGACCCAGATCCGGTCGGTTTTAAAGCCGTTAGACCTGTAGTCACTGAGGTAGCTCAAGTCGTGAAAGACGTCTCCAACATCGAGAAGGTCATCTCCGTGCTTGCGGTGACCGTAGATAATCAGATCGGGTCTGTGGATTTTCTCCCACTTCATTCGCTTCTGGCTCCACTTGGACCCGGAATAGCTTCCTCCGGAGCTGTACATCTTGCAGGGGAAGGTTTCCTGACGCTTTTTCTTGCTCATGCTGCGACTATTTGAAGAGCCATTTTTCCGATCTCGATTCTTGTCGATCTCCTTAAACTCGTCGGTGGGCTCCTCCGTGCTGTAGTCCCGGCATTTGCTTCTGATCAGTTCGAGAACCTTTCTCTCGAAGTGAAGCATCGTCTTGAGTTGCAGGTCGGAGATGTCTTCCCGCTTTACAAAATCGTCTGAGTAATAGGTCTTGAACCGGCCTACGGCTTTGCCCTTATCCTCATCATCAGAAAGGTCCAGATCGGCATCCACATTGGGCTTGATTAGGTAGAAGTTTCGAAGCCCATGCTTCCAATGGATGTAGCGGTTGACCTTTGGACTATAGCGATTGTTGACCCAGTAATACACCCCGCCATTGAGACCTTTGAAGTAGCACTTTTCTAGCTTTTTGCTCCAGTCTCCTTGGTATACGTAGCCTTTTTCGATCTTTTTGTAAATCTTAGCAACGTAGAAGGGGTCGCTGGGCAGCTTTGGAAGGATGTTTTCGTAGGCCTCAAACTCTGGGACCTTCGAGGAAGCAACGAATTTCTTCGTGAAGGTCAGGCTTACGTCTTTCGTCAGGTCTACCGTGCTTCCTTGAGAGGCATTCCAGGCATTAAGCCACTCTTCCACGGTGTCGTTGTCTCCGTAGCGCTCGTCAAAGAGGTTCTGTAGCTCGTCCTGGACGTCGGAAATGCGCTCTTTGATGATGTTCTTCGCCTCTTCGGTGTACTTCACGTTCTCCCGGTTCCAGAGAATCGGAAGCTCGCCGATGTCGAATTTCAGAGCGATGGGGACATTCCACTTCTGACGCTTCGAGTAGGTAGTCCCCAGGTCCACGGCCTCGTAGTCCAGCGGGTAGTAAACCCCGCCGATGCACATGTGGAGTTCGTTGAAGGGATTGTCCGTCCGGTAGACGAAGTTCTCGCCCTCGTAGATGTTGAAGTCGTTGGAGACCTTTCCGGAAAGCGCTCCTTCGAAGAGCACATTCGGAAAGTAGGCAAGCTGCTTCTTACAGGCGTCCTTGAAGGATCGCCAATCGCTTACGGACTTCATGTTGACCCTGACCGTTGTACCATTTGGTTCGTCGGTCGGCTCCTGGTCTACAAGGTCCATGCGGGGCACCTTTTCTCCCTTCGACACCACATAGTGATACTTGGTGCCGTTGAAGCGGGAGATCACTTCGAACATGTCGGTGTAGCCCAACGGGCTTTTTGCACCGATGCCGAAGGTGCCAATCTTGTCGTTGGTGTCCCGCTTGGTGGACTCGAAGAACGTTGTGTAGATGCCGACATTTGGTTCAATGTCGGAGTGGCGTGGGGCCATGCCCACACCGTGGTCTTCAATTTCGATCTTGCGCTCGCCTCCGGAGGGATACTTCTCTGACATCCGGACAATGACACCGGATTCCTCCCAGTCTTCGAGATGCTCAAGAAGAGAAAGCCATTCCTGGAAGTAGGTCCAGGTCTGGTAAGAGGGAAGGGAGTCCCAATCGGAGGGTTCAAGAAGAGAGGCCAATGAAAGGTCTCTCAGTCGTCGTGCTTCTGCGTGGGCGTCGAACCCATTGGAGGTAATCTCCCGAACGAGGGAGTCAATGGGTTCCTTGTACTGGACGAAAGCATCCATCGCCAAATGCATGGAGGACTCGTCCATCGTGAAGTCCTGCTGGTCAGACTCGCCCAGGGTCTCGACCTCTTGCTGAGTGTCGGGAAGTTTCATAGGCGATAGAGTCAATGATGAAAATGCCGCCTGGGGGCAGGGACCCCCAGGGGCACAAAGGGACTGAATCAGGGAAGGACCCTCCTATCGTGGTGACTATAGTGTATACAGGAGGGTAGACAATTGCAAGCCTTAACCCCTGTGCTGTGCAACTGCCTCTTGGCTTTCCAGATCATTCAAAGAAGCGTGCCACTCTATAGGCTCGTGGCCCTCTTCTTCGAGTGCGGCATTGGCCTTCGAGAAGTGCCTACAGCCAAAGAAGCTGCGTGAGGCTGACCGAGGGGACGGATGGGAAGCCTCAAGACACGTGGTGGAGAAGGGATCAATGGCGGAGGTCTCTCCTCTGAGAAAGCTCCGGGCATGGTTTCCCCAAAGCATGAACACACGAGGCCGAGCCTTTGGCCGTCCTAGGCACCCGATCACCCTTCGGGTAAATAGGTCCCAAGGAAGGTGATGATGGGCTCCAGGATTGCCCTTCTCTGTCGTCAGATACGTGTTGAGGAGCAAGACTCCCTGCTCTGCCCACCGCTGAAGATCTTTTTTCGGGGTGGGAAGATCGGGTCCAATATCGTCTTCCAATTCGCTGAAAATGTTCTTCAAGGAATTGGGCACGTCTTTGGCCCCAGACGCAGAGAAGGCAAGTCCATCAGCCGCGCAGTGCGGATAAGGGTCCTGGCCGATAATGACGACCTTCGTATCTCCGGGTTGGCAGAGCTTGAGCGCCCGAAAGATCTGATCGCCATCCGGGAAGACCTTTGCTGGACTCTCCCGGCGCTGCTTCACGTAGGCGTTAATCTTGCTCATGTAGGGCTTCTCGAACTCCTTCCAGAGGAGCTTTCCCCATCCGTCGCCCAGGAGGGCCTGGGCTTTGTTTATAGATTGTTGACTCATGGTTTACTGGATAGACGATTCAGAAAGATGTCGGGAAAGCATATCCTCGTTGGGAGAAAGCATCGTCTTGGTGCCGCGCTGATCTTCGAGGGGGCGTTGAAAGTCGTACTCCCCATCGAGATGCAGCACCAGACGCTCTAGAAGAGAGCGTGCCTCTTCGATGCCACTGTCCAGGAGGGACTTGCTCACCTGGAACAGGCGGGTGCCAAAAGGCTCTCTGGTCTTGGTGGCGAGGCAATAGGTCTGGATGTTCTTGTCGGGAAACTGCTGTCGAAGCATCTCCCGGTAGTAGCCCTGCTGGCGGTAGTAGCGGTACTTGTGATAGGAGTACCCAAAGTCGCCCAGGGGTTTGGATGTGGTCTTCAGATCGATGCTAATAACCTGCCGATCTCCTACAATGAGCCAGTCGGCCAACCCCTTGGTGAGCACGCTCTTCGGGCCCACGTCCATCAGGCCGACCAGGGGATACTGAACGAGGTCCGTTCCATCTTGGGATTCCAACCACTGGTATCCGCTGGACGTCTTTACGTCCAAGACAGCGGCGTTGACCGTCTCTTTCTGCTCGGCGGTGTAGGGATCCTTTCCGGAGTTCTCCACCTCCTGCGTGAAGCTAATGTACTGCCTCAGACTCTCGTACTTCTCCGATGCCTTCTCCGCAATCTTCTCGTCGGATTTTCGCTTGGTGGAGTAGCACTTCCGGAATGCCTCCTCCGGGGAATCCCCGTTGATCACGTGTTGGCAGAACTCTTTCTGATTCGGAGAACTGGGGCTTTTCATCTCCTCCGGTTCCCGAATGAACTGGTCCTCAAAACGGTGAGGAAACAGAAGCTGACACTCGATCATGTTGCCTAGGAGGTAGGCCGTAGGCAAGGACTCTTCCTCATCCTCTTCGCCAAGAATCTTGTCCTTGTAGAAGTAGAGAGGATGCTTGTCCAGATTGCCCAGATCGGTGTTCGAGACCCCGATAAAGTCGTGATACTGCTCTTCACGACGGAGGGGATTTCCCAATCGGGCCAATTTCTGTCGGAGCCATTCGGTGTCCAGATCCTCGCCGTCTACGAGAACCTCTTCGGCAAATTGGGCTGTGGGAGAGTCTGACGTGCTGGTTGCATATCCGTTGGTAGGTCTAGTCGCTTCCATTCCAAAAGGGATGGTTTGTGATGATATTGCGCGTGTCCCGGTAGAACTCGAAGACAAATTTCCGGTCCTCCCAGTCCTCGATCGGGTATAAAATAGGCCGCCCAGGTGCAGTGACGTACTGAATGTTGTCGTCGGGAATAATCGGCTCCAGATCATGGCCGTCTGGGTGCTCATCCTCGATAAGAACGTCCTGGAAGTACTTGAAGTAGAACCAGAAATTGTCCAGATCGAAGAGATTCCGGTCGATCACCGTGTGGCATTCCCATCGGACACAGAGGGGGTATACATCGTCGTCGAAGGGCGTCATCTGATCACGGACAATCGGGCGGTAGAAGTCTTTCAGTCCGTGCGTGAGCGTCCTTCGGAGGTGGTGGTTTCCGAACCCAGAGCTAAAGCGATTTCCGCTCAGTTTCTCGTAGTTCGGAGTGCCTGCGGCCTGTGGATTGGCGACCACTCGATCTTCATTCTCGTCTTCGAGATAACCGTTGGAGTTCCACGAGTAGTCTCCTTCGTGGAGCTTCAAGGCGTTGGTCTTGGAGATCGGGAGCGTGTAGGGCGGCCCCTCGTAGTGCTCCTGGAGAGGCGCGTACTTTCCATCCAGCTCCTCGTACTCGTAGGTCCGAGAGACGCCCTTGCCGTCGTACTTATTGAAATAGTTCTTCCGGCGCTTCTTCGACGTCTGGACCTTCACGATGTACTCGGGGATCTCACAGGTCGCTATGGGTGTCTTCTCGATTTCAGTGAGTTGCTGCATTGGTCGTGTCTCATGTTGGTAAAGGGAAGGATCTACGGTGTGATGGCGAATTATGCGCGGCTTCAAGCTACGTGTACCCCGGCCACGCCTGTTCGCGGTCGATGGTGGGGCCTTAGCTAAAAAGCTCTTTCCGCTTTTGTCTGGGCGGCATCTCGCCCTGGATTTTGTGTACCTGCTTCTGAATCTCTTCGGACAGGTTGTAGATCGCAAAGGGAGCAATCTTTTTCGGCCACTGTGTCTTGGTGCCGCTGCCCCAGTGCATTCTAGACTCTGCACGAATCCACGACACTTTCGGCCTGCTCACGTTTCTGTATTTCAAGGACTCGTAGAGCCTGCTCCAGGCATTTCGGCGGAAGTACTGAACGGTCTTACCCGTGTATTTCCAGAGTATGCCAATTCGGAGGCTCTGGTAGGCTCCGTAGATCGTGCAAACGTCGCCCTTCTTCGGCGTCCATTTCGTGTGTTCTCTCAGATCGAACATGAAGGTTGTCTTGGTCAATGGGAACAGGTTGAAGGTGCTTCTTCGCCCGCTCTATCAGCTTGTATGCGTTTTGCCGACCGTAGTCTTTCACGTAGTCGGAGATGTCCTTGGCCCCAAAGTCACGGGATCCAAACCGACCATCGGTGAGGAAGAAGGGTTCGACGTTATGTTTGCGCTTTAGGGTATTGGCTGTGCGGACGCCCGCGTACTCAAAGTCATACAGACTGACCACCTTCGAGAACCGGGACTTCAGTTCCTCGATGGTCTCATCTGTCGGCGGGTAGCTCTCTGTTTGTGGAGCAATGGCCGTGATGCCCATTGAGTCTAGGGTCATCACGTCTTTCAAGGACTTGGTAATCACGACCAAGTCTCCATCGGGAGGAAGCTGCTCCCAGCCTTGAATGACGCTCGTGTTGCAGAGAAATCGGTTCTCATCCCGCTTGTAGAAGTAAATCTTCCACTGTTGAATGCCGTCGTCGTCGGTCCCGAAGTAGTAGGCAAGCGCAGGGTCCTCGGGCTTTCGCATCCAACAGTGTTCGCCACGGAGCCAAAGATGGTCGATGCCCGTGCAGCGGTACTTTTTTGCCGAGGAGGGGAGGACACCGTGGGATTTCAGGTAGTCCTTATTCCCCTCTGTCATCGGTGCTCGGCGGACCTCAATTTTAGTTCGGCTCTGGGACTCTTGCACATTTTTCCATGCAGACTGAAAGTCCACCTCGGTCTTGCGTGCAGTATTTTCAGTTTCGTCCTCTCTTAGATTCATGTCATCTGCAATGTGCACGCAGGCCTTGTAGAAGTTGCAGTTGTAGATCTCCTCTACGAGGGCAAAGCAGTCGAGGGGCCCAGTCTTCGCGTAGTCCCGAAAGTACAGCCGACCATTGCTGTACCAAAAGTTGCACGTCGGCCTATTGTCCTGCCGAAGGGGGTTGCAAAAGTGACGAGTGGTCTGGATTTCGAGGCCCAGGTAGTGGCGGAAAATTTCCTCTTGCGTCGTGCGCTGCTGAATGAAACTCTTGCTAATCGGGGGCCTTGGTTCGAGATCCATTTATGATGCCGATTGTCATGCTGGTAAAGGGACTTACTGGGAGGCATGTTAAAAAGAAAAAGCCCGGTGCAGTTTTGGCTACACCGGGCTTCTCCTTCGTTTCATCTGTAGATGCCTAGCCGGGACGTACTACCAGTCCCAGTTGTCACCGCCGGCGGTCTCGCCGTTGGTGGCGGGTTCCCCGTTCGGGGAAGCGTTCTGAATGCGCTCCCAGTCACGGAGATTCCGCTTGTCCTGCTGACTGAAGGTCAGCGGCTGCTCGCTGTTCTCGTCGGCGAGCCACCCCTTGTAAAAGGGCGTCTGGATCTTGCCCTCGCCGTTGTACTCCTCGGCAAGGACCTTAATCTTGATGTTCTTGTCCTCGTAGTCGACGGCTTCCGCCGTGGCCACCACCTGTGTCCGGATGGTCTCCCAGAGTTCCTCCAGGGAGTCGGCATTCTTCGCCTTGACGGCGGCTTCGGCCTCCTCCTCGTCCATGAAGTACCCGAGGATCCACGCAATGCGGTCCACCTCCTTCTGTGCGGAGCTGGCCCCGTCATCGGAGGCCCTCATGTCGTCCTCCGTGATGGGGAACTCAGAGTGGCGGTGAAGGCGGGTGCCCTCGAAGGAGTACCCGTTGACCTCGTTGGGGCCAAGGGCCTCGAATTCGAAGACAAGAACGGGGTACTCGCCATTGGACCCGTAGGACTCCTTCCGCACATCGACAAGATGGGCGGGCCCGAGATAGGGCTGGTCCAGCGTCGGGGTCTGTGACTGTTCCTCTGTTGCTTGATCGGATGCTGCAATACTGTATCCCATAGTAGGGGTCGCTTTGTTTGCTGGTTGAGAAAACGGTAAAGGGGGAGAAAGGAGCCTCCTAGTAGAAGCGCTCTCTACTAGGAAGATCCTTCGAATCTTGCCTCCAGAAGAGGCGAGAAGTCGCGGTCTCCCCAGGCGTCCACGACAAAAAACTCTACGTCTCCGTCAGATCCGGCAGGGATAAGGGCAAAATGCGTCCTATCCTCAAATCCGATCTGACTAAGATGCTCCCGCAGCTTTCGATTGGTGAAGAGCTTTCCCTTCTGCTCCGAATCACTGCGACCTTTCATGAACGTGGAGTCCTCCTCATCTTGCACGCTCACAACGATCTTGCCCTCTTCGGAGACGTACTCTCGAAGGGCGTGATCTTCAAGGTTGAGCGCCTCAAATGCTTCTTGGGAGAACTTCCACTTCTCGCGGTTAGGGAGGTAGCGGAGGTCGTAGTCAACGTCCCCTCTCTTCTGGACGTCGTCTACCTCAATAAGACTGTCAGGGTCGATGTTTGCTGATTCCGTCATGGTCTGTTGATCAGTCGATTGACTGTTGTATTTAGAGTTGCTGCCTTGCTGCCTCCAAAACCGATACTCACAGATTCGTCAGTTATATTCTCGAATCCGGTCGACGACCATCCCTAAATCATTTGGAATGCGCTCGTCGAACATTCCCATGGGGGAGCGGGCAATCCTCTCTCCGTCTGTCTGAGTGAGAAATCGATACTCCCCGTCAACCCTCTCGCTAAAGAGGATGATGTTGAAGAGGCCTTCGAGATCGACGTGCTTATCCAGCATCTTTCCGATCGTCTTGAAGCCTTCCATCCCATGGGAGGCGTCGGATTTGTCGGCGGAGTGGGAAAGAAACACGATCATGAGATCATCTCGCATCTGACGTGCGTTGTTGATCACGTCAAAGATGGAGACGCCCATTTCCGTGAACTTGTCCCATCCGTTCTCCAGGGCACGATCCATGTACTGAAACGAGAGGACGTATTGAAAGTCATCAATCACGACGACCTCCACATCCTTGCGTTTCTCGTTGATCGCGTTTAGAATCCACTCCAGCTTGTTGGCCATCTGGCGTGGAGGAACGTCCAGGTCGTAGAACCGGCCCTCTTCACGATTCTCCTTCGTGAACTCCGGATAGTCGTCGCTCCATCCCTGGAAAGGTGGAGTCTTCCCGATGCACGAGACAATAAACGTCTCTTCGGGGTCAAGCGTCCGCATAGAAGCGGACTTGCCCGTTGAGGGCGGTCCAATAGCTGCAATAATCTTACTCATACTGGTATGTGCTTAGTAAAGGGTTTGGCGATGCGATTGTCAAATCAACAGGGCTATCGCTTGTGACCTCTTGGTTAAGAACCAGAGGTGCTTATTGAATAGCCCTCAGAACTGGCGTCTTTCCGGTAATGAGCAAGGGTTGCCGCCAGTTCATAATCTTTCTGGGCCATTTCTCCGGGTGGTGGAAGCACTTCAAAGTGCCCACATTCTCCCACGAAGTTTAGGCCCAAGTTTATGTTGTCTCCACCATAGGTGCTCTTGAGGAGATGGGCGGACCTGTAGCGGTTGTATCCCTCCGGACTGACAAAGCTGGGAATGTTATACCCAGCAGACTTCTTGATTCCGTACTCGTCCGGGTTAAAAAGGGCAATGGCGCAGTCACAGTCTTCGTACATGTTGCTTGACCCTTTGAAGTCCTGCTTTTCCGGAATGGCCGTAAGGTCCGACCGTCGTTGGGCATCGGAAAGAGACCGATTGAACTGGTTCACGACGACTGTCATGAAGCCATAGCGGTCTCTGGCCGTCTGTAAATACTCCGTAGCCTTGTCGAGATTGTCCTTCTCGCTGTAGCCGCGCTCTCTGCGCATACACCCGATGTGATCGAGGATATAGATCACCAGCTTGTCTTCGTTATCCGGGATGTAGCCCCCTCGATCGTAGTCGCTTTTCTTCTGTCGGGTGCCGTTCTGGGAGGCGATGTATTTGATGTGCTTCTGGATGCCGGTTGGATTCTGAGGCCCGTCGATAATTGTGAGAACCTCATCCTGCATCTTCGTGAAGTACTCCCGGCACTTCTGAATCTTCTCGTAGATGGGTTGCCCTAGAGGGTCGTCGGACGGCACCCATCCAAGGACGCTTTTCACGTCGATCAGAATGCCGTAGTCCATAAAGAGCTTCCAGCACACCCACTTCGCCACCCGGAATTCTTTGGAGCGCTCCATCGACCGAAGATAGATCTCCAGATCGATGTTGGTCTCGGTGTCCTGTTTGTACCACTCGTAGGCCTTCAAAATGTAGACAAGGTCTACGAAGGCTGATTTTCCGGTACCGCTGTCTCCACCGATCAGGTGGTACATACGCTTCTTGGAGCCAATGCGCCAACTCCAGCGGTCAAGCGGATAGGGAATCCACTGGTTCTCACCGAGCCTGCCCTTGTCCACCTGCTCCATGAAGTCGTCAAAATAGTAGTCCTGATCCTTTCCAGGAGGGGGGCTGTCGGGGGTTTCTATAGGCATAGGCTATGGTTGCTGGTTGACTGACTGGTGGTAAAGGGAGGCCTATACAATGCGGACTTCCGGATCTGGGCCATCCTCCATCAGCTCCTCGATCTGTTTCCAGTATTCGGAGCCAACGAACTTCTCGATATTCATCTTCAGCTTGTTTCCCTGCTTGGCCCATTTGAGCGCTTCCATGAGCTTCTGAAAATCTCGCTGGGTGTGAACGTGGTCGTAGAACATCTCCTCCACCTCCTCCTTCACAGAGGCTTTCAGTGGAATCTTGTCCTTACGAGGGTCATCGAAGTTCTCACAGAAGGCCGGATAGGTCTCCCAGAAGCGTTCAAAATCGCTTTTGGTGGCGAAGACCTCCTCCGCAAACTTATCGGTCACTTCCAAATTGTCGGGGTACACCGCGTCGTCTGTGTTGAAGTCCTTGATCAGGCCCTTCTCTACCATCATTTCGATGTCGTCTTGGGGCCACGCATTGATGTTCTCGACGTAGCGGTAGATATAGGCAATGACCTCGCCTCCACGAGGAAGCGGGTCTTCACCGTGCTCACGCTGGTCGAGATACAGAATATAGGGGAGCATGAACTGCTCCATTGTGATCCCGAATCTTTCCAGGATGCTGAAAAGGTCGTCTAAGTCACGAATCATGCTGCGATTGAGATTTTATCATCGGAAGGGTCGAGAACAATGTCTTCGACATTCCGGACCCTGCGTATAGTGTGGCTTGGCGTTTTCCGCTGTCTCTTCTTCAACCACTTCTCGTCCTGGGTATCCGTGGCGTACAGCTCCACAATCATGGCGCGTCCCTTGTCGTTTTTCCGAAGGGTGCGCCCCATTCTCTGGATGGACTGTAGCGGCTTCGAGGTTCCAGCAATGACGACGGCCAGGGAGACCATGGGAAGGTCTGCCCCCTGGTCCAGGGCCCGTGCAGTGGAAAGGATTCGCACAGGGTCCGTTGGCTCACAAAAAGAAGCTGTAGCTTCTTCTTGCTCTTTCTTCGTCATGCCGCTGTGATAGGCAGCAGCTTCCTTGGGATACCGCTTGGCGATCGTTGATGCGGCATCCTTGGTCTGGGAAAACACCAGACTCATGCGCTGGAACTTCGAGAGGATCTTCTCTGCAATGTCCATCTTCGTGTCCAGGTTGTAGAGGAATTTCTTCCGTGCCTGGACATTCCGGATAAACTGCGTAGCGTCCTTGCGGACAGTCTGGTAGTCGAATCCTTTCTTCTTTGCGTAGTCACGGGCCGCATCCTTACTTTTCAAGCATGACATTGCCCAGTTGAAGTTGTGGTCGAAGGTGGAAAAGTGGCTGTGGTACTTAGAGTTCAAGTCTTTGTAGTGGGCCCGCTCTTCCGGGGAAAGTTCGACCGGAAGGTTGTAGACGAGAAAGTCCGATACCCAACCTTCTTGCTGGGCTTCTGCCAGTGTAACCTTGTCGAAGACGGGACAGAGCTGGCGAATATGGTCGTACTTCTCGTCGGAAGGGAGAGTAGCGGTGAGTCCAAGAATGCTCTCGTACTCAACGCGGGAAAACACCGTGCCAAAGATCTTGGAGGCGTAGCGGTGAACCTCATCGAGGATGAGAATGTCCACGCTCCATCGGCTTTTGACCACGGTGTTGATGACCTCAACGGTGGCATCGATCTCCCACTCGTCTAGGTCCTCTTCCCACTGCTCCTTTAGGTAGCGCGTGGGGACGACAATGAGAAAGTCGCTTCCCCAGCCGTACTCCTGTGCTCTTTTCAGAGCCATCAGGGCGACCCACGTTTTCCCAAAGCCTGTGCAGGCCTGAACGGTGCCCGCCTGCCCGATCTTATCACTCTCCCACTGGCTGACGATTTTCTGTTGCCGTCGAGTTCGGCTGTCGTTCGAAAAGTCGGGCATGATGATCGGTATTTTGGCGAATGTAGCGTCGAATGTTTTCCAGGGCGTTGTTGTGGCCTCTCACGAACCCCTGATAAGACTCGTGCTCGTAGAGCTTCGTCCCTGGTTCCGGGAGGTTCTTCTGGTCGGTATAGGTAATGCGAACGACACCGCTTAGGAGATTTTCAGTCTTCGAAAGTTGAACCTCAAGGTACTGAGAGTATGCAAATGTTGTGATGAAAAGTGCTATAAGAGCTGTTTTCATATCGTGAGGCTCAGTTGCTGATGATCAATGGGCTTGATTTCTTGATAAGCCTTCTCCACGTAGTATTGCTCCCGTACTGCTTCCCGATCTTCCGGTGTTGGAGGGGTGTTTAGAAGGCGAACATGCTCTCCACTTTCGAGAAGCTGTTCTTTTGAACCTGTCTTCTTGATAAGAACGCCACCCATTTCAGCAATATACCACCTATTTGTTTGCTGACACTCTCTTGTGACCATCTCATTGTCTTCGATAGTCTTGTAGACGACATCGAACTTCTTTCCGACATTTTGTGTCGTGCAGAAGTCCAGCACGTCGTCGTGCTCGGAGATGGTTTTCTCCGGTGGAGTGCCGCTCACGAAGTATTCTTCGATGGCAATGGGGACAATCGGCATGTCGAAAGAGCGGCCAAGGCCCCAGGTGCCGACGTGCCTGTTCTTGTTGAAGCGGCCTTTTCTCTTCATCGAGCCGCCTTCCTTCTCCGCGATGAAGTTGTTGACGTCCGCCAAGGCAAACCAGTTGAACTCCTCGTAGTCGAGGATGAATCCAGTCTGCTCCTCCCACTGCTCGCAGATTTCTCTGTACTCGTCCTCGCGGGAGGCATCTACTCTGGCGGTCACGCCATCGGTGTTGGCGTAGACCACGGGAAATCCGGCCTGCTCCAGCCTGTCGATCAGCATCAGGAGGTAAAGCTGCCCGTTGATCGTCACCTGATACGTCACCATTGGGTCATGCATCCACGAGTTATGGTCTCTGGACTTGCCGTAGACGGCGTTAATGACGATCTTCTTGGCCGCCGAGGCCGTCCAGTTGCCCTCCTTCTTGTCGTTGATCCGGTCCAGCGTAATTTCCTTCAAGACGTCAACGAACTCGCTGCTGAGGTGGGCGGGGCAGAAATTGTTGCGGAAGACGAGAAACGGGTAGTAGCTGCCCACGTCGGCGTCGATCAGCTTCTGTCCAGCCTTGGGCTCGATCCACTCGCTGTCGTGGTTGGAGTGGAGACCACCCTTGGCGACGGTGTAAAGCTGGTTGCCGGCGGGGACTTCTTTTTTGAATGAATCCCCCGGCATGATGCTCTCCTCCTTCATCTCGCCGAGGAGGGAGGAAAGGTTCGGATGGGAAAACCCTATATCATCTACGATGATATTCTTCATTTTCAGAGGTTCATCGTAGGTCGTCTGGTCTCCCTTGAAGACGTGCTGGGGGACGCCCGTTGCCTTGCTGTACTTCTTTTCCAGAAGGACGTCGGCAATGCGTTGGTTGGAGGCGTCGAGCACATCGACGTTCTCCTCGCGGCTAATGAAGAGTCGAAGGTTGATGTCGTCTTTCAACTCCTCGAAGAGGGCGGAGGTAATCCCCACGTCGTTGTGGTTATACTTCCGCAGGTCCCCAAGCTCGTCCATCTGAACTTGATGGTTGAAGTCGTACGGGAAATCCTGGATGCGCTCCCACTTCAGGTTGATGGCAATCTCCTTCAGGCTTTTGGTGTAGAGATTGCCGACCTGCATGAGGTCAATTTGCCGGAAGGGCACGCCGTATTTCCACTTCCCGGCCCCACGGCCATTGATAATCTCCTGCGCCTTGTCGAACGTCTTCCGGAGAAACTGTTGTCGGTTCTTGAAGCTGGTTTTGAGAATGTAGTGCATGATGGGATCGTCGAAGTGACGGCTGTTGTATCCCACGAAGAAACCACCAGACCGGAAGAGAGACAGAAGGTCTCCCAGCCGGTCGGTGGCCTTCGAAGGATGGACCGTCACTGTCTTGATCTCCTCCGAGCCCCGCTTCTGGAACGACGCCATGAAGCAGTTCTCGAATATCTCCAAGTCATAGAAATACGTATCAGGCATCGACGGTCTCTTGCTGGTTGTTGGAAAGGGCTTCGCGCATGGCAGACTCCGCGTCTACCGGAATCCACTCCGTGAAGTCGCGGGACTCTGCCTCAGCTTCCAGCTCGTCGGCCTTCTCCATGAACTTCTGGAGGGACTGCTGGTGACGAAGAATCTTCTGCGCGTGCTCACTAATCTTCTTGAGCGCGTGGAAGTACGCCGTTCGGAGAAAGTCGTCCTCCATCTGATCGATAGAATAGTAACTGTCGCCCACTTTCCAAAGCCCCGTGTCATCTTCCCTGGAGCTATTGTTAGCTTCTTCACTATCGCGCTCATTGAGAGATTCCTGGTCGATAGGGAGGGGCTGCTGGTTGCTCATTGCTGGTAGAGGGTCTAGTTTGAAAGAGCGAGAGAGTCTGTTTCAGTAACGCCAGGTAGACCAGACCTTCAGCAAAATGCTGACACCCCTGTTTCGGACAACAACCGCCGAAACAAGGGCCACACGATCCCCTAGAGCAAGTCTGTGAATTGCATACAGACTAAGGGGAATAGCTGGAACGAAAACGGCACTTGTCAATAGGACTGCGCCCGTCCGTCCGCACGTCCATAACCACCCACCCCACGAAGTGGTGGTGGTGTGGTAACCGTTGTATCCATGGTAATTGAGGGAGCCTAGAACTCCTTCTCAACTAGTATTTTTGGATGCATGACCCCATCGGGATCATAATCCAACTGGTACAGCATCACCCACCGTTCTTTGAGTGAAAATGAAACACGGGTACTCAGTATGGTGGCGAGCATAGGAGAAAGGGTTAGTTCATTCGACAGTGACGAAAGGAGGTGAGAGCCTCCTTTTTCTGTTGATACCCTATTGCCATGTAGCGATGCTTCTCTGCCCTGTCTGTCTTCCCTTTCAAGAGGTACTTTTGGCAGATAGACCTGTGCCCTTGGCTTTTTCTTCTGTAGTAGGAGATGAGCCACTGGAGACTAACCCTGGATTGATCCCTGATTGGATTCTCAGGAATCGATGAGGCCTTTGTCTTGGAGGGCCTTAATGTCCTCCAGGGTTCCACCGATGGTACTAAGGACGTTTCTTCCCCCACTCTGAACTTTCGCAAGGGCATGATTTTGATGGATTGATTGGAGGGTCTCGAAATCACCTGTCGTTTTCCTCACCCTTCCTTCACCCTCAATGTACCAGATAGTATACATGGTAGTAAGAGCGCTAATTGAAAAGAGAGTGAGGAGTACAAGGCAAATCTCGAATAGGTCCATAGCAAAGGCCCCAACAGTGGTAGCTGCCGGGGCCTTGGGTTCCTGCTACGCGGACTCCGCTTGTGCAATCTTCTCCTCCTGCCTTTCAATCCGTTCGGCAAGCTGGTCTGCGTGAGCCTGAAATTGCTCCGCTCGCTTGCCTGAGTGGTGATTCACCTGCCGCTCGGCCTCCTGTTTCCGCCGCTTGAGCTTCCGCAGCTTGACGTATTTCTGCTGCTTGTGTGTGCCCTGGACGCCATTCCATCCGGTTTCCCGAAGGGTCTTTCGGCGTCCACGAGTCAGCTCCTGGCTGTGGTTCGGCGTGTGCCGTGGGGCGGTGTGTTCACCGTTGGTAATTCCACCGAGGAGGTTTTCGAGTGCGTCGGGGACTCCTAGATCAGGGGTATTCATATCGCGTGTTTGCTGGTTGGTGTGAGGTAAAGGGAGCTTGAACCGTATAACCAAAATGGTTATAGGAGTTTTCCTACTCGGGGTCCTTCAGTTGCTTGAGTCGAGGCTTTTTCTCGACCAGCCATTCCGCTACCCAAACGGTAACGTGTCCACTTCCGCCTTCCGCGTGGATTTGTGACTTCGGAAGCCACACCATCGAACTTCCGGAAGCGTGTGAGTGGACTTCGAAGGCAAGCGCCTTCTCTGACTCTTGTACAGGGTCACGAGTGTCGTAGCGATGTCCGTTCTGGAAGTACTCGGGGTTCTCAACGAGTTTGTTCATATCACTTCAGGCTGTGTAGTTTTGGTTTCTTTTTGGAAAGCCATCGAGGAATCCAGGCCTTGACCATCTCTTGGGATCTCTCGACATGAATTTGGCTCTTGGGGAGCCACACCATGTCTTCCTCCTTCGTCGGAAGAGCAACCGCCTTATGAGTCTCATGGTCGATATAGGAGGCCTCGTAGGAGGGATTCCCAATCTTGGCAGACGGGTTGTCCACCACGATCTCAAAGTCTTCGGGATCGTGGGTCGGCTCTGGGAGGTCCTCCTTGCCGCTGGGGCCCAGAAGCTCGTCGTATCCTTTCTGGTGCTCCATGGCAAAGTCTGGGTCTATCCAGATGTCCACGCGGCCATTTCGAATAGGGACCACGTGGATCACAGATTTCGGAAGCCAAACGGTGCCTCCCTTGGCCTTGGTCAAAGCAATGGCGTCGTCTGTCTCTCCATGGACTTCCCGGACATGAACGTACCACCCTTTTTCCAGAACCTCTTCGTTTTTGATCGCCGGTGGAGGAGTGCCTGATTTCTGCACGCCATCCCCACCAGCTTCGATGGCGAGGGGCATAACGTGTGCTGGTTGTGATAGCTAGTAAGTAGTTGGAAAGGGAGTTAGGCCAGGACATAGATTTCTGCCCCGTGCTCGTAGTGGTCAACGCCTCTGACCTTGGCTACGATGTCGTACATCGAGTCCGCAAGACCATCGATTAGCTCTCTCGATCGGCCACAGTCTTCGATGACGATCATGTAGTGGGGCTCCTGGTGAAGACCGGTCATAATGAACGAGGGATTATCCAGCTCAATGCTCGCTTCCGGAAGCTCCTCTTCCAGAAAGTCCACTGCGTCTTCTATACGCTCTTGGAAAGAGGCCCGAAAGTCGTGCTGTGGCCCCATGGTTGTCGTTGCCATAATGCTGGTTGTGACTTTGGAGAGGGAAAGAGCTATTCACTGTTCTCTATTCGGTCTAGCTCGGCAGCACAGAAGGCTCCTGCTACTCGAAGAGCCCTTTTGTACTGGAGTGAGAGATCGTCCCCCAACTTCTGTATCCACGTTGGGAGGGCTCGAAACCAGGAGTGGTCAGTGGTCATCGGGTGGTCTCCCAGAAGATGGTAAAGCAAGATGCATACTGCCGCTTTTGGCAACTCTCGGTCGTTATGCTGTAGGTCGTGTTCAACATCATAACCCTTTTCTTTCTGGAGATGTCTTTCCTCCTGAATTTTGGTCACTCCATTTGAAATCAGGCGAATGTATGAGCCTCCACGAGGGACATTTCTTCCAATCTGTCTTGGATTGATTGTTTTGAAGGTTTCTCCAACAAGCTGATAGTCTCCCTCCTGGAGCTTGTCACCTGGATCCAACTTGTAAGTCGGTAGTGCGCCAACCTCTGATACTTTAAAGGAGTCGGGTTTCATTGAATCATGTATTGTCTATGAGGAAGAGTTTACGTCGGGGTGCCCAGGACCTTTCATGACAACGAGATCTCCACGACAGCTTTTGCACACGTACTTATCGCTTGTGGGCTTGCTGTAGTATTGACCAACGATTGTCTCGCAGTTGGGACATCGGCGGTACCATCGGTAGTCGGGCACAACCTCGTTAGGAATGCTTCCTTTTCGCTCAGGATTGGCTCCACATTTCCGGGCCATTGACTTCCATTCAGGTCCGTGATCGGAAGTCCCTCGATTCTCGTAATCGATAGCGTGGGCAATCTCGTGGCGAAGAGTCTCTTCCACTTGGTCCTTGCTCAGTCCATTTCGGATAAGAGTGATGCTAAGACTTATGGTTTTCTCTTGGAACTTGGTATGTCCGATCCTTCTCTTCGCCTTGTCGAATGCAAAGCTCCATCCGTATTCTTTCAGCGATTCTCTTGCAGTGTGGGCACCTCCCAGTTCTCTCTGGAGACGGTCCCACAGTTTTCTAACGTTTCTCTTCTTCATGGCGTACTTGAGGAGTTTGTAAGCAAACTGTGTTCAATGGGAAACCAGGAGGGACTTGAACCCCCAACCTTTCGTGTTATTCTAAGACCCGGTGATGTTGCACTGGCCCCGACTGCTCTGCCAATTGAGCTACTGGTTCCACAGGCACAGAGCCACGTCCT